ACTGGGCGGCGTACTGGCTGAAGGTGCGCGACGCGGCGGGCCGCCTCGTGTACCTGATGCGCCTCCCGCCGCAATTCGTCGAACCCGAAGGCTTTCTCCAGCCGGCGGTGTTCTGGCTGCTCTGGCCCGATGGTCGCCGCTTGCCGTACGCGCCCACGGATATCGTGTACTTCAGCGGCTACGATCCGCTCAATCCGCTCTGCGGGATCTCGCCGCTCGAGACGTTACGCGCCACCCTCGCCGAAGAGGCCGCCGCGCGGCAGTATCGCGAATCCTACTGGCACAATTCCGCACGCGTGGAAAGTGTGATCGAGCGGCCGCTGGCTGCCGGCGTCATGCCGGCCGAGCGGAAAGCGGCCTTTCGCGAACAGTGGCAAGCGCGCTTTGCGGGCACGCGCAACGCCGGCATGACGCCGATGCTCGAAGAGGGCATGACGCTCAAGCCGGTCGCGTTTTCGGCGCGCGATTCCGAGTACATCAACGCGCGCAAATTGACGCGCGAGGAATGCGCGGCGATTTACGGTGTGCCGCAACCGAGTGTCGGCATTTTGGAGCACGCCACGTTTTGCCTGCCAGGCGACACGGAGATCTTCACGGAAGACGGGCCGCGGGCGATTCGCGACGTGCGCGGCGGCGATCACGTGTGGAGCCTGACGACGGCGGGCATCTGGACGCGCAGCACGGTCACGCGCGCGATCTGTACCGGCTATGACGAAATTCTCACGCTGCGCACGCCGAATCGAACGATCCGACTGAACGCGCGACATCGGGTGCTCGCGCGCCGGGCCGTCTTGGAACCGGCGCCGACCGCAGTCATGCGCGACGGCCATCGTCGCGCCGTCGGCCGCGCACATAAAGTGTGGTCGACGACCTTCGTCGCGGCGGGCGAGCTCGCGATCGGCGACACGATCGTGGTGCTCAAGACGCTGCCGATGCTCGACACCGCTGAAGACGTGCGACTCCCGTCGGGCCGTCGCGCCACGGTCGGCTTTCTCGAGTTCTGCGGCCTTCTGCTCGGCGATGGCAATGTGACGCGCGTGCACGGCGAACCCGTCGGCGTGCAGATCGCGCGGGCCGAAGCGGCGCCGTATATGGACGCCTACCGGGCGACGATGGCGGCGCTGCTCTGCGACGATCAGTTACCGGGCACGCGTGGCGGGCTCCATCTGATCGAAGGCGGACGGCAGACACGAATCATGTCGGTCGCCGTCGGGCGCGAGCTCGATCGCCTGGGGCTGAGCGGCACCGCGCGGACCAAACGCGTACCCGGATGGGTCTTCGGATTGCCCGAGGCGTATCGTCTGGCGCTGCTCCGTGGCTTTCTCGACGCCGATGGCAGTTGCGATAAACAGGGGCGGCTCTCGTTTAGTTCGTGCAGTCGTCCGCTGCTATCGCAGATCCGGCATCTGTGTCTGAGTGTCGGCGTGCCGGTCACGAACTTACGCGAGCAGACTGGACAGACCCGACTGCCGACCGGTCGGCTCGCCGCGTTCTCACAGTGGACCTTTACGTGCGCCGATCCCGGCGCGAACCGCCGCATTGGCTCGCACACGCCGGACTATCAGCGGCGGCTCGCCGCCGGGCGGCCGTTTGGGCGCAAAGGGTCGCGGTATCCGTGGCAGGGCGGCCGCGGCTTTGTCGCCGAGCACACGCAACTCTCGGCCATTGTCGCGATCGACCGTCAGATCGTGCATGAACCGGTCTATGACCTGACGGTGGCCGATACGCATACGTTTGTCGCGGATGGCGTCGTCGTCCACAACTCAAACATCCGGGAGCAGCATAAACAGCTCTATCAAGACACCCTCGGGCCGTGGTGCAAATTCCTGGCGGAAGAATTCGAGCTCCAATTGCTACCGGAAGTCGAGCTCTGGAACGCCGACAGCAGCGACGTCTACGTCGAGGCGAACATCGCGGAAAAACTCAAAGGCAGCTTCGAAGAACAGGCGGCCTCGATTTTCACGCTCGTGGGGCGCCCGGTGATGACGGCCAACGAAGCGCGCGCGCGGTTGAATCTGCCGGCCATTCAAGACGATCCGTCAGCGGATGAACTCCAGCGACCGCTGAACATGGCGAGCGGCGGCGGTGACACTGCGACGCCCGCCGATACCGAGGACGCCGCCGACCAGGGCGCCGAACCGCCGCCGACGGCCGGTGATGACGAGCTCGCGCAGCAAATCGCGTATCTCGAAGCCCTCGCGAAACTCGAGGATCCCCACCATGCGTGATCTGCACTTGTTATCGTCGTTTGTGACGACGTTGCCGTGGGCGCTCGATCCCGACACGTTGCGCACGGTCGCCGACGTGCTCGCGCGACACGTGGCCGGCGTCGATCCCGACGAGACGACGATCGCGCGCGCGACCGCGATCGCCGAGGCGCGGCAGCGGCAGACGGCCGCGGCGCAAGACATGCTCCCGGCCACGCTTGCGCTGATTCCCATTCAAGGGATCATTGTGCCGCGCAGCAATCAGATTACGCGGGCGTCAGGCATGACGACGACCGACGCGATCCTGAGTGCGCTCGATGAGGCGCTGAGTACGACCGCCGTGCGGGCGATCATTCTCGATATTGACTCGCCCGGCGGCAGCGTGGCCGGCGGCGCCGTCGTCGCCCAGGCGCTTCGTGATGCGCGGGTGCGCGTGCCCGTCGTCGCGCAAGTGCAATACACCGGCGCGTCGCTGGCGTACTGGATTGCGGCGAATGCGACCGAAGTCGTCGCCGCGCCGGGCTCCGTCCTCGGCTCGATCGGCACGTACCTGATTCACGACGATTTATCGTCGGCGCTCGATCAACTCGGGATCCGCCGCACCTACATTTCGGCCGGCGAGTACAAAACCGATCCGAACGAGGCGACGCCGCTGTCGGCGGATGCGAAAGCGCGCTTACAACACTTGGTTGATCAGTCGTACGCGCAATTCACGCGCGATGTGGCGCTCGGGCGCGGCGTACCCCATGCGATGGTCCTTGACGGATTCGGCAAAGGCAAGATCGTCACGGCCGAAGATGCGCTCGCACTGGGCATGATCAACCGGATCGGCACGCTGCGCGAGACGATCGCCCGTGTGGGCGGCGCACCCGCGGCCGCACCCGCGGTCGCGCCGACGCCGGCCGTCGCCGAAACCCCGCGGCTCACGCTGGCGACAAGCGATCGCCCGTGGCGTCAGGCCGCCGAGCGGCAATTCCGCACGCTGGCGTACTTCACCCCGACCACGCACTAACCCGAGGAGATATGGCTATGTCGAAAGTCGCGACCCTGGAGCGCGCGTTGAGCGCCAAAGGCAAAGAAGGGCTGTCGCTGCTCACGGTCACCATGGAAACGTGCGAAAAGGCCAATCGGGAAATGACGGCCGAGGAACGGGCCGCGATCGACACGATTTCGGCCGACTGCAAGGCGCTGCAGGCGAAGATCGAGCGGGTGCGCGGAGATGAAACCCTCGCGCGCGAGCTCGACGCGCTCAGCCAGGGGATCGCGCAGTCGGCCGCCGCGGCGACCGCGCGGCTGCTGCCGCCCGCCGCCGGCGTGCCCGCGCGCCGGATGTCGCTCGGCGAGCAATTCGCGCGATCGGAGCAGTACCAGTATTTCGCGACGCATCAGCACCGCACGAGCTCGGCCTGGCGATCGCCCACGGTCGAGATCTTCGATCCTCGATGGGCCACGACGTTGACCGAAGATCCGGCCTCGGGCGGATCCCTCGTGATTCCGCAGTACTTGCCGGGGATCGTGCCCTTCCCGACGCCGCCGATCGTGGTGGCCGATCTCTTTTCGCAGGGCACGACGACGAGCAACGCGATCGTCTACATGAAAGAGACGGCGTTTACGAATACGGCGGCCGCCGTGGCCGAGGGCGCCGCGAAACCGGAAAGCGCGCTCGTGTTCGCCTCGGTGACCGATCCGGTGCGGAAGATCGCGCACTGGCTGCCGGTGTCGGAAGAAATGCTCGAAGATGTCGCGCAGATTACCAGCTACATCAACGCGCGCTTGTCGCTCGGCGTGCAGTTGGCCGAGGACAACCAATTACTGAATGGTGATGGCGTGGCGCCGGATCTGGTGGGCGTGCTCAACCGACCAGGGCTCGCGGCGTCGCACGCGCTCACGGCCCCGGAAAACAACGCCGACGCGATGCTCAAGCAGACGATGGCGATCTTTGCGTCGTCGTATGTGATGCCTGACGGCTACGTGATGAACCCGGCGAATTGGACGAGTACGATCCTGCTCAAGACCACGCAGGGTCAGTACCTCGTCGCCGGGCCGTTTTCGCCGATTCAGCGGCCGACGCTGTGGGGGTTGCCCGTGGCCGTCTCGCCGAGCATGGCGGCCGGCACCGGTCTCGTCGGCAGCTTCAAAATGTCCGCGCAGATTTTCCGCAACGGTGGGATGCGCGTCGAGGCCTCGAATTCGCATCAGGATTTCTTCATCAAGAACCTGGTCGCGATTCGCGCCGAAGAACGGCTCGCGCTCTGCGTCTATCGGCCGGGCGCGTTCGGCACGGTGACCGGGCTCACGTAAGGCACGCGAGGCGCCTGATGTTCTTCTGGACCTATCGCACTATCGGCCTCGGCACGCCGCCACCGTGCTGCGTTGACGATGCACCGTTTACGACATGCTGCGCGCCGCCCGCGACCACTCCGGCGCGCGGCACCGTGATAGCCACGATCCGGCGCCCGTACATCCTGCCGCCGACTGAGGCGCCCGCGCCGCCGACCACACAGGAGTCGGCGCCGGTCACGACCGCGGAGTATCGTCGGGACGGGCAGGGACGCTTCACGCGATGAGCTACGACTACGGGTACGGGTACGGCTACGGGTGGTACGACTGGAGTCGCTACGGGTGGCCCGGTTGGACGTACGCCCGGCAGCGCAGCGCCGCACCACGGTGGGCGGTGACGGCCGGGCCCGTCGCGGCCACCGACGAACCGTTGCAGCCCGCGGATTTGCTCGCGCTCGCGCGGATCGTGGCTGGCGACGAGGAAACCGCGTTGTTGCCGGGGTACATCAGTGCCGCGCGGCAGCAAGTCGAACAGGACACCGGGCGCGCGCTCGTGAACACCGTGCAGGATGTGTACGCGGACGTGCTGCCGAGTGACACACCGGTGCTCTTGCCCTGGCCGCCGCTCCAAAGCCTGATCGTCCTCGACTGGACCGATGACACCGGCACGGTCACGCCGATTGATCCGACCGCGTATCTGGTCGATCCCGTCAGCGCACCGGCGCGCTTCGCGTGGACGGATCCGTCAGCCGTGCCGCGCACGGTGCGATCGGTGGCGGGGTGGCACGTGCAACAGCGTGTCGGGTGGACGCCGACGACCCTGCCGCCCTTGCTGCGGCAGGCCGTCGGGCTGCTCGCGGCGCACATGCTCACGACCGGGCGCGATCTGACCGTGATCGGCGCCACGGTGGAAGACATGCCGTACGGCTACGCGGCGGCCATTGCGCCGTATCGGCTCGAAGTGCTCGCCTGATGCCGCAAACTCGACGCGTTACCGGCGATCTCCGTCACCTGGTGACGTGCGAGGGGAAAACCACGACCTCCGACGGGAACGGCGGGTACATCGAAACCTGGGCGCCGCTCGTGCCCTCGCCGGTGTGGGCGGCGATTGAACCGGCGCGGCGGCGCGACGTCGAGGGCGTGACGGGCAGCGTGACGATTCAAGCCGTCGCCACCCACATGGTGACCATGGATTATCACGCGCAGATCACCGTCGAGTCGCGCCTGTGGTATCACAGCCGCGAATTGCAGATTCACGCGCTGGCGAATCCGAACGAGGCGAACAATCAACTCGTCCTCGTCTGCACCGAGGTGCTTCATGGCGGGGCAAGTTGAGGGATTGGACGATCTCCGCGCCGCGTTGCAGCACTTACCGGACGACTTGACCGGTGAGGCGCGGGCGATTTGCGGCGCCGCGGCGCAGGCCGCTTTTTCCGCGATCGAAGCCGACTATCCCGAGGTGACCGGCGCATTGCGCCGCGGATTGAAATTGATCGACTCGAGCGGCCAATTTACGGCGCGCTTTCTCGTCTCGAGCACCGCACCGCACGCGCATCTGTACGAGTACGGCTCGGAGCGGATCCGGTATACGCACGCGGGGTGGAGTCGCGGCAAGATGCCGGCGCAACATACGGTGACCGTCGCCGCCGTGCACGAGCGGCCCGTCATGAACGCGCAACTCCTCGACATGGTGCGCGCGCACGGATTCAGCGTCGACGGCACCGAGCTCGCCTAATGCTCCCGGACACGAGCGACATTGATGCGGCGATCATGACGCGCCTGTCCAGTGACGCGGCGCTTATGGGGATCACGTCCGACGGCGTGTGGTGGGACATTAGCCCGCAAGGGAAACGGCGCTTCGTGATCGTCTCGCGCGCGTCACACGAGGACGTGTACGCGATGACGGGCGCCGAGGATCCGGCGCCGCCACTCTGGGAGCGACCGACCTATCTCGTCAAAGCCGTGATCGTCGATACGAGTGCCCTGGATGCGATCGCCGCGGCGAAGCGGATTCATCAGTTATTACAGACGGAAGGCGGGCTCGTGATCACCGGCTACGCGCTGATGCTCTGTCACCGCGTCGAGCGCGTGCGGTACGCGGAAATCGACGAACAGAGCAATCAACGGTGGAATCATCACGGCGGCCACTATGAAGTGTGGGCGGCCTCGGCGTGAAGATCCTGCTCGTCAGTCCAGGCGCGGCGTACTCGACGGCCGACGTCGAGGCGGGGCTGCGCGCCGGCCTGGAGGCGCACGGCGTCGAGATCGTGCGCTATCGGTTGACCGAACGGATCAGTCGGTCTCGAGACGCGCTCGGGCGGGCGTGGAAAGCGGCGCACAAGACCCACCCGGAGATCCCGAAACCGACCGTCGCGGATGTCATGTACGACGCCGCGGTCGGCATCATCACCATGGCGTTACGCCAGGCCGTCGACGTCGTCGTCGTGATTACGGCGATGTTTCTCCACCCCGATATCCTCGTGATGCTGCGCCGGGCCGGGTTGCGCGTCGTGGTGCTGTTCACCGAAACCCCGTACGACCTCGAACACGAGCTCGACGTCGCGCGCGTCGTGACCGGATGTTGGACCATGGAACGGTCGGCCGTCGAGGCGTTTCGGGCCGTCAATCCCCGATCGGGATTTCTGCCGGCGGCGTGGCATCCAGCGACGCACACGCCCGGCGCGCATCCTGGCGACGACCAGGTGCGCGCCCACGATGTCGTGTTTGTGGGTTCGGGATGGCCGGCGCGGATGAAGTGGTTCGAATCGGTGGATTGGACCGGGATCGACCTCGGGCTCTACGGGCAATGGCCGCGCCTCGGGCCGCGCCACCCGTTGCGTCGGTACCTCGTCGCGGATCGCGAACTGGCGCCGATCGACAATGCGACGACGGCGGCGCTCTACCGCCGTGCGAACATCGGCCTCAATTTGTATCGCGATACGGGCAAACCGGCCGAATCGCTGAACCCACGCGCGTATGAGCTCGCCGCGTGCGGTGTGTTCCATGTCTCGACGGATCGGGCGGAAGTGCGCGAACGCTTCGGCGACCTCGTGCCGATCGTCAATGGCGACGGCGCGCACGTGACGGCACTGCTACGATCCTGGCTCGCGGATCCGGCCGGTCGCGCACGCCTGGCGGCGGCGCTGCCGGCGACGGTGGCCGATAGTACGTGGACCGAGCGCGCGCGGACGATGATCGGGGATCTGCAAGGGTTGCTGGCGGCCGACCGGCGCCAGCCTGTCACGAAAGGATGACGCAATGGCCTCGCACCATGGCAAAAACGGCGCAATCTATTCGGATCTTGGAACGGGTCCGGCTCTGCTCGCGCATGTGTCGGATTGGACGCTCGACATGACGATGGCGACCGTCGAGACCACCGCGATGGGCGCGGCGAACAAAACGTACGTGGTCGGCCTGAAAGACGTGAAGGGCACGATCGCCGCGTTTTGGGACGATACCGACGATTCCTTCTTCAACGCGGTCGACTCGCCGACCGGCGTCTTGCTGTCGCTGTATCCGGACCTCGCCGGCCATCCGGCGAAATTCTTTGCCGGGCCGGCGTGGCTCAGTGGCTCGATCAAAGCCGCCGTGTCAGCCGCGGTGACGCTCTCGGGCAATTTCGTCGCCAATGGCGCGTGGACGCGATCGTAAACGGCCATGCAATTGGTCACCCTGCCGGATCTGGTCGGCAACAATGCCGTCCATCGGGTCACGGACCTGATGACGGCCGCCGGTGTGGCTGTGCCGACGCCGCCGAATGCGCGGACGGTCCTCGTGCGCGAACTGACGGGCGGCACCACCGGATCGCGCGTGGGCGATGCGAATGTCAGCGCGGCACGCGGGGTCACGCTGAGTGCCAGCGACAGTCTGTTGTTGCCGGCGATTGCGATCGGGGCAGGCTTACAGGCGTGCTTCTGGGACTTGTCGGCGCTGTATATCTACGCGGCGACCGGTGACACGCTCAATATCGCGCTCGTGTTGTGAGCCACCGTGGACGTCACCGTCTCGGGCGTGCGCGGGGAGATCCGGTACGGGTACCATCTGGCCGCGATCGTCGGCGCGTGGTCGATCGGGACCGGGCGCGTCCTCTCGGCGCAATTGACGACGATCAAGAGTCGGGTCCACCTGGCGCAGACCGGGTTAGTCTTTGTCTTGCCGCGGGCGCATGGGGGCCGCAGTGCCCGCCTCTTGGCCGATGTGCAGATTACCGGCGACCGTTTGACGGCACGGATCACCGTACCGGAACCGAGGACACCATGAGTATTCGGATGCGCCGACCGGACACGTGCCGACTCGACCTCACGCGCGGCGACTGGCTGCTGGTCAAGAAGTGGCTCACCGCCGGTGAAACACGCGACATCTTCGCGCGCACGGTCAAGACGCTCAAGGCCGGCGACCGCGCCGAGCTCGAACCGCGGCAACTCGGGATCACCCAGGCCGCCGTGTATTTGGTCGACTGGACCTTTCAGGATGCGGACGGCAAGCCGCTCGTGATTCGGGATCAGCCGGTCGAGGTGATCGTCGAGATGTTGAACGATCTCGACGCGCCCGATCTTGCCGAAGTGCTCACCGCCATTTACGAGCACGATGCGCGCATGGAGGCCGAGCGCGAGGTGCAAAAAAAAACGGCTGGCGCGCCCGCGTCGTCTCCGACCTCCGAATCGCCCGCGTAATGCGGTGGACGTACGACGACGTGCTCGACTTGCCCGTCGCCGTATATGAGGTGTTGGTTGACGAATTGAACCGCGAAGCCTCTGAATTCCTGGCGGTCACTGATGTGGACGATCTCCGCTAAACGCTAAGCCGTGGCTGCCGTCAACGCGCGATTCACCGCCGATTTCTCCTCCTTCGTCGACGCCGTCGACAAGGCCGACTTTACCCTCAAGCAATTCGACGGCGACGTCGGGAAGGTCGGCGACCGCCTCGGCGCGATGACCTATAAGTTCTCGGGCACGCAGGTCGCCGAGCAGGCGACCTTGATGGTCAAGGCGATCGAGAACGTCGGCGGCGCGACCAAACTCACGGCCGACGAACAGGACCGGGCTGCATCGACGCTGCAAACCTATATTGACAAGCAAACCGCGCTCGGCAACGCGATCCCGCCGAGCGTGACGGCGTTGCACGATCAATTTCAGGCGCTCGAAGACACGCGGCAGGCGCAAGACGAGAGCGCGAAATCGGCGCAAGCATGGGCCGAGACGCTGAAGGGTGCGATCAAGGATCCGACCGAGGCGCTCAAAGGCCTGGGGACGTCGTTTGTCGATCTGGTCGCCAACATGGGGCCCGTGGGTCAGGCCGCGGCCGCGATCGGGGTCGTCCTCTCGGCGACCGCGGGCGCCATGATCGAGGTCGCGAGTGCCGCGGTCGAGACGGGCGAGAAGATCCACGACATTACCGAGATCACCGGGATGTCGGCGCCCGCCGTCTCGGCGCTGAAATTTGCCTTTGAATCGGCCGGCGGATCCGTCGATGGCCTCAACACGCTGTTGTACATGTTTCAACAGCGCATGGACACGGCCAGCCCGAAAGTCGAGGCCGGCCTCCAGAAGATCGGGCTCTCGCTCGCGCAAATCGAGGCGATGCCGGCAGATCAGCGGATCCTGGCGATCTCCGATGCGCTGCGCGCCGCCGGCGACGATACGAACAAGGCCGCCGTCGCGATGGAACTGTTCGGGAAGCAGGGGCGCGACAATCTGCCGCTGCTCCTCAAACCGTTGTCGGACCTGTCCGACCACGCGCGCGAGCTCGGCGCCGTCTGGACCGACGAGGACGCCAAAGCCGCCGCGGAATTTACGCTCCGACAACGGGAACTGGAAACGCAAAGCAAGGCCACGTGGGATGCGCTCGGGATGCATCTCACGCTCGGGGAAGAACTGATCCTCGTCTGGGATCGGATGAAACTCGCCGTCGCGAATCTCGCGTACGACTGGGTCAGCGCGTTGCAAGGCCTCGTCACCTTCGGCGGCTATCTCCCGATCTTCATCGATCAGCTGAACGGCGTCGCCGAGGCGCTCCCGAAAATTGGCGGCCCGGCGGCGGCCGGCGTCGCGCACGCCTTCGACACGACGGCCACAGCCCTGAAACCCGTCACCCTCGGGACCGCGGAACTGTCACGCGTCGAAAAGGAGGAAACCGAGGCCGCGAAGCAATCGATGGAGGCGCACAAAAAAGCCGCCGAGGCGGCAGACGCGGCGGCCAAAAAGGCGGCCGAGGCGCTCGCGAAATATAACGAGGTCGTCAGCAATGTCATGGAGAGCGCGCAAGGCTTCGGCGTGGTCGTCGATACGATCGACGGCGCCGTCGTCGAGGGGGCGCGCGATCTGGTGGCGCACGGCGCGTCGCTGCAAGACGTCGGCAAAATGTACGGCCTGACGTCCGTCCAAATTCACGCGCTCGGCGAGGAATTCAAATTCGAACAAACCACGGCCGACGACACCGCGAAAACCTTCGGCAAGGTGCTGCAAACCCATCAGGCCTTGTTACCCACGGTCGCGAGCCTGACGGAGGAATCACACAATCTGAATGCCGGCCTCGACGATTCGACGCGGATCGCGCACGAGGCCGACGTCGAGCAGAACCAGCTCAACGACACGCTGAAGATTCAGACGACCACGCGCAATACGTTGAACGACGCGATCGCGAAGCAGACCATCGCCCTCCCCGGCCTCGGGTCGGCGATCACGCAGGAATCGACGTCGTGGACGGACTCCCTCAAAGTCTCGGATAAGGAAATTCAGGAACTCACGACCGGATTCAAAGACCTCGCGCAAGTCTCGGGCGGATCGTTCAAGGGCATGGTGCAGGATATCGGCAACGTCGTCGCCTCGTTCGGCCTCGCGCAAAAGGCCGTCGAGCAATTCAATGCGGCGACGACGGCGGCCGGCAAAGTCACGGCGCTCATCAGTGGCGGCGCCGCCGTGTTGCAAGCCACGAGTACCGGCGGCGTCGGCACGCGGATGCTCGGCGGCGCGGCGACCGGTGCCGCGCTCGGTGGCGGCATCGGCGAGAGTCTCGGCGTCCCTGGTGGCAAATTGATCGGCGAGGGGATCGGCGCCGCAGCCGGCGCGGTGACCGGCCTGGTGCGCGGCCTCACCGGCGGCCCGTCGCAAGCGGAAAAAGACGCCCGCACGCTGGAGGCGCAGTACGAGCAGAGTTTCGGCGGCTTCCAGCAGATGGTGCAAGCGGTGGGCGACGCCTACGCCGCGACCGGCAAGACCATGGGGCAGGCGCAAGCCGATGTGAAATCGCTCCTCGACGCCGAGAAGCAAGGACCGGCCGCCACGCAACAGTGGATCGATACCCTGAACGCCGCGACGACGGCGGCGCAACTGAAAGGCGCGAAAGACGCCTTTATCGATGCGGCCGGCGGCCTCGACACGTTGACGACCAAAGCGTGGCAGGCGGGCACGTCGGTCGACGCGCTGATGGCCGCGAAAACGACCGACCAGATGAACGCCTCGATCAAGAGCCTGAACGACGCGTTCACCTTCCAGCAGCAGGCACTCGACGGCGTCGTGAAAACCGCGCAGAAGTACGGCATCACGCTGAACGAGCTCGGGCCGGCACTGCAAAAACAAGAGCTCGACAAACAGGCGCAGCAAATCTACGCCGATTTTCAGACGTTGACCGCGGCGGGGATCGACACAAAAGTCGTCATCGACCACATGAGCGCCGCGACCAACGACTACGTGCACAATGCGCTGGCGATGGGGCAGGAAGTGCCCGACGCGATGCAGCCGATGCTCGAGAAGATGGCGGAAGCCGGCGAGCTGACCGACGCGAACGGGAACAAGATCACCGACCTCTCGCAGTCGGGGATTCAGTTCTCGATGACGATGACCGAAGGGTTCACCAAGATGATCGCCTCGGTCGACAAGCTGACGACCGTGCTCTCACGCAGCCTCGGCGGCGCGATTCAGGACACGACGACGGCGCTCAAGGCGATGCCGACCACCGTCGACGTGGCCGTGAAATACACCGCGAGCGGCGACGTGCCCGGTGCGCCGACGCAAAACGTCCCCGGATTTCAGGAGGGCACCGACGGCAAGTTCATCGATTTCGGATCCGGATCGCTCGTGATGTTGCACGGCAAGGAAGCGGTCGTGCCGCAAGATACCCCGCTCGCGCCCGGTGTGGGGCTCTCGGTCGGCGCGACAACACAGGCGCCCGTCGTCAATATCGTGATTCACGCACAGGGCGCGTTCTTCGACACGCCGGGCGATCTGCAACGCCTGGCGAACAAAGTGAACGACGCCCTGACGGCGAAATACGGGTTACAGGGGAACCGACTGCGGGCCGCCTGACACGAGGCCGCGATCATGGCGATGGACGTCTTTCGGAATTTTTCGTACGGCACGATCGTCGTGCCGCCGACGCCGCCGAACCTGGGCACGTCGCTGACGGTCGGCAACGGGCATTCGGCGCGCTTCCCGGCGCCGCCCTTCTCGGCGAGCGTCTGGCCGATCGGCGTGCCGGCCGATCCAACCAATGCCGAAATTATCCGCGTGACCGCGATCGGCGGCGACGTCTGGACGATCGTCCGCGCCCAGGAAGGCACGGCCGCGCGCGCCATCCTGAACACCGACCAGGTCGCGCAGGCGCTCACCGCCCAATCGATCGCCGACCTGAAAGCCGACGCCCTGGCGGCCGCGCAAGCGTGGGTGAACAGTCAAGGATTCGCGGCGAAGACCTACGTCGATGCGCAGGATACCGCGGTTGAAAATTGGGTCAACGCCAACTTTGCCACGATCAATTGGGTGAACCAGAATTTTCCAACGACCAATTGGATCAACAGTCAGAACTACGCCACGCAACCATGGGTGAATGCGCAAGGCTTCGCGCTCAAGAGTTACGTCGACTCGCAGGACACGAACGTCCAAAACTGGGTCAACGCGAATTTTGCGACGATCAACTGGATCAACAGTCAGAACTACGCGACGCAGGCGTGGGTGAACGGGCAGGCGTTCGCGACGCAGGCGTGGGTGAACGGGCAGGCGTTCGCGACGCAGCAATGGGTATCGAGTAACTTTGTCCTCATCTCCGACATTCGATCCCATGTGTTACCGCTCATTAGCATCGTCCACGTGGTCGCGGGCTCGCCGACGCTGACGCCGAATTGCGCCGTGGATATCACCGCCGTCGACGATCTCAGCGTGAACCTCACGATCGCGAATCCCATCGGCACTCCAGTCGATGGGCAGGCCTTGATCATTCGCCTGCGCGACACGGGTACGACCCAGACGCTCGCATGGGGCAATCGGTACTGGAATATGAACGCACAACAAGTGCTGCCGGCGGTGACGGGCGGCGCCCAAAGAAGCGTGCATATCCTTTTGCGGTACAACAGCGCGTACGGCATGTGGGGCTGCCTCGCGGTGGCCAAGGAATAACGCGTGCTCGGATCGGCTGTTCTCGGCGCGTTTTATCTCGCGTCCGCGACGGCGCAAACGCCGGGGTTGCCGCCACCGTTGCCGGTATCGGCGCCGGCCAAACTCTATGCGCGATCGCAAATCGCGCGGTCGAACGCGACACGCTCGAACTACATTCGCCCGCACATTACGGTGCTCTTGACGAAGTATCGCTATCCCAACCCGGCCGAGATCGTCGACGTCACGCCGTGGACGCGCGATGGCACATTGACCGTCACGCAGGCGTTGAACGATCAACCCGACTCATGCGCGTTGACGTTGACGCCGCATCTTGATCCAGCCAACGTGCCGCAAGTCGGCGACGTCATCGCGATCGGGCTCGCGACCGAGGGCAGCGGTGCAAACCAGCGCATTGCGGCGGGTCTCGAGTTCTCCGGGCCGGTCGTCACCGTGCAGCAACAACGCCGACAAGGCAACGGGACGCCCTGGGTGCACTGCGGGTGCGCCGATTGGCAATGGTGGTTTGATGCCGCGATCGTCAATTGGATCTGGCCGGCGCAGAGCGCCACGATCACGATCCGCGATTTGCTCGCCCGGTACGTGAATTTCTCCCAAGTCATCAGCGATCCGACGCTGATGCTCACGTTTACGGACGACTTTGTCCAAGAGGACTTGGCGTCGTGCACGGCGTTTACCGCGATCAACTGGCGCCCGTCAGCGGTGATCCGGCATCTGCTGACCGAATTGCAAGGCGGGTGGTATATCGATGCGTTGCGGCGCCTGCACGTGTGGAGCGGGAGCACGGAGCCGCAGCAATCCGATCCGCAAACCCTGACGAACTACCTGGGCACGCTCAAGGCGTTTACGCACACCGTCGACGCCACCCAGGTGCGGCGCCGTGTCGTGGTTGAAGGCATGATCACGCAAAGCGCGGTCGACGTGCCGACGCTCACGTCGACGAGTTATGCGGGCGGCATTCCCGTCGCTGACGCGCGGGCCTTTGTCGCGAGCGGCACGGCGCGCGCGCGGTTCGGCGGGCAATGGGTGAACCAGTCGATCACGCATCCCCTGCAACCCTCAGGGCAAAATGCGTTCGCGGCGCACGTCTCGCAGGCCTATACCCTCGGTGATGCGGCGCTCTATATCGACGCCTTCCCGGCGGCGCCGACCTGGGATCTGGCGATGACGGTGCCCGGCTGGATCAAAGTGAACGAGCAATTCATCCGGTACGAGTCGGCGACGGCGGCCGGCGGCCTTGGGTACGCGCTCGCGCTGTCAGCGGCGATCCCGTTCGGGCACCCGGTCGCCGGTATCAGTCTCGGCGATGTGGCGACCTGGGTGCACTGGCTCGACACGATGAACAGCGACGCGCATCAGGCGCCCGCGGGCACGTTGATGCCGGTGCAGGGCACCGCCGCCGGCGCCGACGTCGTGGTGATCGCCGAGGTGACCGACAGCGACGCCAATCAAGCCTGGGCGCCGCATTTGCCGCCGCTCGAGGCGCTCGTGCAGGATGGCCGGTACAGTTATGCCGGCGCCGCCGGGCGGGCCGCCGCCGACCTCGCGTATTTCAAAGCGGCGCTGCTCACCGCGCAGTGGGAGACGACCGACTTTAACGCGCGCCCAGGGCGATCGCAGCAGATTCAATTAACCGACGTCGCGCCGGTGTCGGCCGTCGTCACGATCCTCAACGCGTCGGTCACGTTTCCGCTGCGGCATCTCGCGCCGCAGCGCATGTGTACGGGCTCGACGGTCAAACCGGCCACCCTGCTCGACGTGTTGATCGCGAATACGGTGTAACGCCATGGCTGACCAACCGCTCACGCCGCCGCCAGGGTACCGCGCGAGGCCGAGCGGCCTCCTCGTCCCAACGCCTTACGCCACGGCGCCACTCATTACCCGTACGGCGATGTTCGACGACGACGGGAGCGGCGAAGTCGGCACCGTCCTCAACAACGACTGGAAACAGGAACTCTACAACCAGATTGACGGCGTGATCGCGTCGGCCTACACCGCCCTCGACACGTCGGTCGAAACGATCACGAGTAGCACGGTGGGCACGGTCGATAATCTGCCGATCGATGCGACCACCCGCGTCCATGTGGTGCGCTTTACCGGCGCCGCCGATGTGTACTTCACCGGGACGCAGACGACGAAGGGATCATTGCACGCGGGCGATCGACTGATCGTGACCGACACCGCCGCGGTCGGCCTGTACCTCAAGCGCGGCGGCAGTTCCAGTACACCGTTGTGGTATCCGCTGACCGGGTTCTCAATCGGACTGCCGATCTACGGCACACTGGGGATCGCTGAATTTGTCTACGACGACAATGCCAGCCGATGGACCTTGTTACAGCATGAACAGGGCGGGCCGATCGGCATCGCGTATAACGCCGCAAACTTCCCGTGTGAGTCCGGAGGCACGTGGACGACGACGGCGGGCGGGCAGAACACGTACGCGTACTACGTCCAGGGCGCCACGGCGCATCTGAATATCGACCTCACGAACAGCACGATCACGGGCGCCCCGGCCTGGTTAGGGCTCTACGGCTGGCCGTTCACGTTCGTAGGGGAATGGACGGTTGGCATGGGGTACCCGCTCGGCTCGGGACAGAACGGCATGATCCTCGCGCAGACGTCTGGCTCGAACCTGTTCGCGTACGGCATGACACCTGGAAACTGGTTTGCCGGGAGCGGCGTGTCTGTCAGGTTCTCAAGTACCGTGCTGATCCAGTAGGAGAAAAAACACCATGGCCGTAGGACTCGCTGTCACGAAACAGGAAATCGACGCGCGCGCGGGCGATATCGCGCGCGGGTTTCAGAAGGCGTTCGGCGACGTCGCCACGCTGAAATCCTTTCTCGATGGGCAAGTCGACGCGGATCTCGTCGCGATCGGGTACACCGAGCAAGAGGTCACGATTCTGAAATCCGCGTTCGGCGACCTCTGGCAGTTGGTCGGGATCTGGACCGGGACGAATACGCTCGCGACCGCGAAAGATTTTCGGACGTTCGTCAGTCAGCTCTGGGGCGTCGGGTCGTTCTAATAGTCGGTATCGTCAGACAGATGCGACAAATCCGGCGGCCGGTACGTGGTGGCGCCGTCGTCGAGCACTCGCGCCGTCGGATACAGCACACGCGCCTCGTCGAGCGACGCAAAGTCATCGACAAACACGCGCCTCGGTTGTCCGGCGAGCACCGAGCGCCGCGGGTACACACTGTGCCGATAGACGTGCCAGCGATCCGTGCGATAGGTTGCACCGCGGCCACGTTCGATCGTGAAGCGATCCGCCATGCTTAGCGCGTCGGTTCCGGATCGTACGCGCCGGGCAACGGCACGATCGGCGCGAGACCATTCGCGATCCGCCGCGGATTGACGCGCGCAACACACGCCTCGCACACCGGTTCGCGCGATCCGTTGATCCAGATCGACGGCACGCGATGCGCGTTGAACGTAAACAGGCGCTTACACCCGAAACATTCGCCGAGAACAAACATCACCGGGCCGTCGTCGTCGCGATCCGTCATCGCGCGTGCCCCAACCGCTCCGCGTCGGCGAGCGGCATCGCCCATTCGTTGAGACGTACGAGATTCGCCTGCGCCTCGATCGCACGGGCCTCCGGTTCGCTGTACCGGCCGGCGCGCGCGAGCTCCTCGACGTAGCCACGGCGACCAGGCGCCCACCACGCCTCGTGTTCAAACGACCACACGACCCATGGCGGATCAGTCATCGAATCCGGAGGGCACTATTACGAAATAGCATATACATAAATGGTTACCGCTGCGAGCCTCGCCGCCCGTACGCACCAGGTTGGACGGGCGGCAGAATATACGATCTTTGAAATTGACACGAGATCGCTCGGGGAAGGCTTGCAGGACGCGCCGTCAGGCAGTTACTATGGCGCCACGGCGTCATTTCGGGTTGCACCATTCATCGGGCTTTCCCTCGCGACTTTTTGCTTCGAAATCGCGGTGAGTTTATGCCGTCGTCGCCACGCACTCTCTTTGCGCCGCCGCGCGTCCTCACAACCGACATGCGCGAGCTCTTAGGCTTCTATAGCGCGTTACCACCCAAACACCGCGCGGCCATTTTCGCGGTTACCCGCGAAACCGCGTTGGCAGTTTACGGGAGGGAGGATTCGCCCAAAGCCGCAACAAGTCCAACAATGCCTTTCGCGCATCGGGGTGCAAAGCCCGATATAAAGTAATCAGTTCCGCTTCGATCGGATTCGTCGGCGCCTCGAGCAACGCGGAGAGTGAATGCTCGAAAGCGGCGGCCATACCGCGTAGCGACTCCAGATCAGCATCCAATTCGCCGCTTAAATAACGGCTCATCCACGCTTGTGTCTTCCCGATGCGGCCGGCGAGCATTACTTGTGTCGCCCCGGTTGTTCGCATCCACTCCCGAATACGGGCGCGGGCGATCTCGTCCAGCGTTGGGGGCATCGGGCTAAATATGGTCTGTTCCATGTGGCTGAGCTTCCAAACGATACCGTATCCGCATAGGGCTTGACAACCGCCTGTCTGAATAGTATATCCCTATCCCTCATGGGAGCCAGACATCGCCCCCGACATCACATGACGCGCTATCCCGACCTCGCGACGGCCTTAGCTGCCACTGAAATTACACAAGAGGAATTCGCCGCCGCGATGGGCGTGTCGCAGGCGTGCATTTCGCGGATCGTCCACGGGCACCAAGTGCCGCGGCCCGAGCTCGCGATCAGGATCGCGCGCGCCGCTCGCATTCCGCTCGACTCGTTCGCCCGTGGGAAAGCACAACGCCTTGCCGCCCTGGCGGCCGACGGCGCAGAGGCGCCGCACCCGTGACGCTCTGGACGCGCCTCTGGCGGCGCCTCGTGTATTGCCCGCGCGGGCACGCGTTCATGTTCACGCGCAGCGCCGCCGGCCTCGTGCTCGTGTGCCCGCGGTGTCTCACCGCGCGGCCGATCTTTCCTGTTCGTCTCTAACCGGGAGTTGCCATGTCTGACGCCAGCACACCGCCGCCGTCGACCGCGATCGTCCCCCGCGAGGATGCTGCGCCGAGTGCGGCCAAAGTGCCCGCGCGCCTGGGCGTCGTGCCGGGCACCGTCGAAGAGGCGTGGCGTCTGGCCACGATGATGGCGAAATCCGAGCTCGTGCCCAAAGCCTTCCGCGATCGCCCGGCCGATGTCGTCGTGGCCGTGCAGCTGGGCGCCGAGATCGGCCTCGCGCCCATGCAGTCGCTGCAATCGATCGCGGTGATCAACGGCCGGCCGGGCGTGTGGGGCGATGGGATGCTCGCGATCGTGATGGCGTCGCCGCTCTACCAGGATCACGAGGAATACTTCGAGGTCGACGGGCACCGCCGCGACGGCCTCACACTCGACGATCTGAAGCGCGACGCGACGGCGGCCGTCTGCACGTTCATCCGGCGCGGCAAGCCGGCGCCCGTCACGCGGCGCTTTTCGGTCGGCCAGGCGCGCAAGGCGCAGCTGCTCGGGAAAGAGGGGCCGTGGCAAGCCTACCCGGATCGCATGCTGGCGATGCGCGCGCGATCGTTTGCGGCGCGCGATACGTTTCCCGATCTCTTGCGCGGGCTGCACACCGCCGAGGAGCTCCGCGACATGCCCGCCGATCCGCCGTCGCCGTTGCGGCGCGTCTTGCGCGCGTCGGAGCTCACGCCCGCCGAGACGGTCGACGTGCCGACGCCGCCAACGCGCTATGAAACCGTCACGGGCACGATCGCCGCGCTCGAGGGCGATCGCCTGGTGATCCTGACGACCGGCGAGCAGCTCGCGATCGACGCGGCCGATCTCGCGACATCCCGGCCGGCGCTCGCGCAACTCGTCGGGCGCCCAGTCACCTTCTCCGTCTATCCCGACGACGGCGAGCTCGTCATCGAAACCTTCGCGACGCAGTAGGCGCGCCATGGCCGACGAACACCCGCTGCGGCCACGGCCGCACGCCGACACGCATTTTTGCGAGTGGGACGCCCCCGGCAAATACACCGTGCCGGCGCTCTGCGGGGCGTACATTCGACGCCGGGATCATGTGAACGACCCCACGTGCGCGATCTGCCGCGTCGCCCTGGCGGCCCGTGAGGCCGAGGAACGGGGCATCGCATGACGACCGGGCGCGGCCTCACCTTCGAACCGCTCGAGCACGTCTACCGCCTCGACGGCCGCCCGGTGTGGCGCTCGGTGACCGGGGTCCTCAAGGCCGCCGGCCTGATCGACTTTTCGGCGATCCCAGGGCCGATCCTCGACGCCGCCCGCGTGCGCGGCACGACCGTGCATCAGGCGATCGCCTACCACAACGAAGGCGACCTCGCCGTCGATCACTTCCGCGCGGCGTTTCCCGACTACTGGCCGTACGTGGCGGCCTGGCTGCACTTTCGCGAGGCGCGGCGGTTTACGCCGGTGCTCGCCGAATATCGCGTCGCCTCGCGGCGCTATGACCTCGCCGGCACGATTGATTGTCTCGGGATCCTCGACGGGCACGCCGCGATCCTCGACTTTGCGACCGGCGATCCCGCGGATGTCGCGAAAGATCTGCAAACGAGCGGCTATTTGGTCCTCGCGCGCGAATGGGCCGAGGAGGATCCCGTGCTCGCGGCGTTCGTCTCAGCGCACCCGGCGATCCGGCGGTACGGCGTGGCCCTTCGCAACGACGAAACGTTCGCGGTGTCGCCCTACAGCGATCCCGCGGATACGCGCGCGTTTCTCACGCTCGTCGAGGCGCAACGCATTGTCCACGCGCGCAAACCGGCGCGCGCGGTGGCCGCATGAACAAAGTTTCAACGGCCGATGTCGAAATGATGGCAATCGCGTCGATTGTCGTGGGCGAGCGCCGACGTACGACGGTCGGTAACATTCGTAAACTCGCGAAAAGTATCGAAGCGCACGGCCTCATTCACCCGTTGCTCGTGCGCGGTTCTGAGCTCGTCGCGGGCCGACGACGACTCGCAGCGTGTGTCTCACTTGGATGGACCAAGGTACCCGTTCGACACGTCGAACGTCTCACGGATGATGAACTCCGCGCCTTAGAGCTCGACGAGAACATCCACCGGGAGGCGCTCAACGACTTTGAGACGACTAAGGCGCGGCTCGCAGAGATCCGGCAAGCGGAAGCGGACGCGAAACGCGAAGCGGCGAATAATCCGGCCGAAATTTCTGGCGCAACTAGCGCCAGAAATTCGCGCGGTCGTCCGAAAGGCCGAAAGGCCGGATCCCGACGTGATATTGCGGAAACAACCGGAGTCGATAGACGAACACAAGAGCGCGTCGAGAAGCACGTCGCGCTCGCCGAGGCGTACCCGTTCCTGCAACGCGCCGGGTGGACGACGCCGAGTGTGCTTGAAGCGGGGCAACTGATCGAACGGATACCGGACGCTGATCGCGTTCCGATCTTCGCTCTCCTCGATCAAGACGCGATCCCGGCGAAACGCGCCATTCAAGCACTCGCGTCGGTTGTCGACAACGCCGATCGCCGTCGCGAGGTAATTCGGCTCGCGCAATCACCCGACGAATTCGAACGGCGTAGCGCCCTGGCGATGATCGCCGAAGTACCGCCGCCACCGGACCCTGGGCTCGTGATCTTCGTGAGTATGGAACGTGAGGCGCGACGATGTGCCAAGGTCGCGCGGTCGGCCTATTTGCGCAATCAGGCGGCCGACGTCGGAACAACACTTCACACCGTCATTGAGATTTTCAGACGTGAGCAGAAAGGGGCCGCGAATGGCGACGACAACGCCGCGCAGAAAGAAACCGACAACCGGTCAACCGTTGTTGCTCAATGACGAATTTGATCACGAGTCGTTAGCGGGCACCATCAATAGACTGTTTAACGAACTTGGCGCCGTTCCCGCCGAGGACGTCGCGCGCGAAGCTATTGCGCGCAATTTGATCCCGGCCGAATTACTCGCGAAGTTACAGCTACGCGGTGTTACCGCGTACGTGCGACGTGCCCTCGCTCGTGACACACCGGACGGGGTCCCATTCGCGCAACCGCTCGCCGACACGCCGAACGCGCCATGGCAGCAAATGACGATGTTTCGGTACGACGAACTTTGCGACTTAATGAAACGTCGCGCGAAAGGGATCTACTACGACCTCGAACGGTTGCGCAAACTACACGACTTTTGTCTATCTCGATTCGGGAAGGCGCCCGCGATTCCTGAACTGCTCATGCCGGATGAATGGAATGACGACGAGGACGACGAGAAGGCAGACGAGAACGAGGAATGACCGCACCCGTGCTCGACATCAGTCGGCCCGAGTCGGCGAACAGTGTCGGCGGCGAGCTCGAAGTGTCCGCGCGCGGGTTGATCGGGCGCCTCGACGCTGGCCCGATCCTCACAATCGGCGACCTCGAGCAAGCCGTGATCGACCGCCAGGCGATCGGCGAGGCGATCGCGCGCGTCGAGGATTTTTTTCAACCGTTCAAGGCGATGGCGCACAAGCTGCACCGCGCGTTGTGCGATCGCGAGGCGACGATCCTCGCGCCCTTGCGGGCGTTCGATCTCACGCGTCGCCAGGCGATGCAGATCTATACCGATCGCGCCGCCGCAGCCCGCCGCGAAGAGGAACGCGCGCTCGCC